TGTTCTCTCTAGTGGTGGTCTTGCTGGTCTGATGAGGCGGCCAGCTCTTGTGTGCGTGTGTGCATTTGGGTAATTCGGTCGCCGGAGACCTTGCGGCTGGCCTGTTACTGTGCCGTTACTGTTCCCCATCCTGGTTCTGACGGGTGCTGGCCTGTCTTTGCGTTGTGTTTCGGTTTTTCGGTGTAAAAGACTCTCGCTAAATTTATGGATGAGAGTCTTCCCCTTCTGGGCGAAAAGTGTATTGTAAACGGTAAAAAGGTATTGTGTGCAACAGGCGATACTAAAAGGACTTTAATATTATAACAGGCATTCTTTTAGTTGTCAAGTCTGGCCGGTTTTGTGAGTTTCTCTGAAAAATGCCGGCGTTCTTATATATTGTTCGTTTAAATGCATACAACATACTCTATTTTTAATCATTTATTTAATATAGTCGCAACAGGCAATTCTGAGTAATTATATAGAGGTCGCACTCATTTAATCCATAATGTGTACTCTGCGTAAGAGTTATTATAGAGTTTATTTGTATACGCAATACTGCGTTTGATACAGGCAGTCGCAAGACTGACTTTAACTTTGAGTTTGTTTAAAGTCGCATTACTGCGTATTCTTAGATATAGTCTGCGTATATATTTACTCATAGTTCCTCTCTGTGGTCACCCTCTGAGGGTGTTTCTGATGTTTGTAATGGTCCGTTTTCATAGTTTCTATCTGACCTTTCACCTCTCGTATATAATATTCCTACTGTTGTGCTGTGTTCTACTTTGTTTCCGTGCCTATCTATGGGTCTGTTGTCATAGTTGCTCACGGTGGTGCCAGCGTCATCTTCTGCACAATGCCATATTCTATCCGTATCGGGTTTATGGACATCTACGCCGGAAAAATTTTTTCTCTTAGTCATCTGAAAGGTCCTCGTTGTTTGTTTCTTTTGTGTAGGTTATATTATGGTATTTGTTATCCATAAAGTCTTTATATATGTTTGTTATCTTGTCGTTAGATAATGGTGGTTTTCTATGCCATTCGTTATCTAGATTATCGCCAAGGTAATGGTCTAATATCTCTAGTTGACCTTGTAGTTTCTGTATCTCTAGTTCTATTTCTTGTCGTTGTTTCTCGTACTTACTGCGAATTTCTTTAACTCGTTTTAGTTCTTCTAAGTCTATTATATCACTCATTATGGATTTAAGTCTATTGTAGACCCTCTATGTATAACTGCACCTGTCGTATCTGATGTTTTGGCGCCTTCAATCGTTTCATTATAGTTTCCTTCACAAGTCAATTCAAAATTACCACCACATTTGATATTCATGTCTGTTCCTGAGTTGAGATTAATCTTACCATCAACGGTGACCACATTTACATCACCTTTATTGACTTGTATATTGACATTGGCGCCTGAACCTACTTCTATGTCGTAATTATTACTGCCTTGTTCTTTGTTGACAAATACTTTAAGTCTACCATCAATGGTAATGTCGTGGTGACCATCTATAAAGACTTGTTTATCAGTTGATACTAATTCATAATGACTGCCTTTAATGATGTCCACCTTGTTACCAGAGGCGTCCACCTCGTATCCTGTGCCTGTCTTGTGTCGTTCATGTATTCTTTCTGACCCTGTTGTATCATCATATTCTTTAATGTGTCCTGATTCTGATTCAAATACTTTGTTAAAAGGATATTCTGCATTGTATGGTATTTCAGGTTGACTAAATGTATCACCTGCACTTCTCGTTATTGTACTACCATCCGCCGCCGTGTGTTCATCAAATTCTGCCGTTGCAATCCCTGTAATTCTATCTGACTTTCTAGTTGTTAATGATATGTGTTCTTTGTCGTTTGATGTTGTCGTACCATCAACGCCTGTTGTCTGTGTTGTAGATGATGATGTATCGTTAACGGCAAGTCTGTTTGTATCTACTTCTAATGCTTTTGGATATACGCCATCTGGGTCATAAAATCCTTTTTCTGTGTCTGCAAGTTCTGTTACCTTACCAGGCATTGTCCCTAATATAACAGGTTCTTGCCTACTTGCACCATCTCTAAAATATCCCATAACCCATGTGCCTTGCACTAAAAAGGTTGTGTGTCCTAATCCTGATATCCCTGTTGATGTAACAGGTTGTATAACTTGCGCCCACGGTAAGTCTGTTGTAGGTAATATTAACTTATCTTTGTCGTGTGTACCTAATATTCTGACACGAACACGACCTAATTTTTCTGGGTCGTTTCTATCTTCAACAACACCCACAAACCAAATAAACCCATTAAACCCTAAAAAATTATTATTCACTATCTACCTCTTCTAAATTTTGGTGGTCTCATACTGGCGGTCTCAATAACGGCATTGTCAAGTTGTTCTTGAATAATATTATCTTTTGAGTTATCTTTTTCTTTACCATTAAATGTGTCTGTCGCTTCTTCTGGATATTTGTTCATTACACTATCTTTGATACATTCTAACATTGTAGAATGTGTACTATCTACTGTACTAAATTGGTGTCTAACTTTACTGACTAGATATCTACCACTCATAAATCTATCTCTATCTGATGGATTAGATTTATTTGCTGGTTCATAATTAGGGTGATTAAATACAATGATATCACCTACACTTAATCCTGTAAAACCTGGTATTTCTAATTCTAATACCATTGACCTAAATGCTGTTTGATAACTGATACGCCTTGGTTCATCTATTTCTGATTCAGGTCCTTCAAAATTATTATGTGTCTTTGTTGTTGTACTATGAAACATAATTACAGCTTCAGGATGTTCTGTTGAAAATTTATCATTACCATATTTTAGTAACGGCGCAACAGATGATTTTGTTCTTTGTTTGTTACCATCACCGTCATGTTCTGTATGAAAAAAATTACCATATTCATCATTATAATTAAAATCTAGTTCATCAAATGTTTTAGTAAACATATCGTGAGTTATCATTCTATTGCACATAACACCTTTTTGATAACTTGATAATGTATCAAATTGTTTTTTTATTGCAAAAGAATTAACTTGTTGCATTTTTTCTATTATGCTTTGTTTTGGTGTTTGAGCACCAGCAACCTTTACAATAAAGTTAGCAACGGCAGGTCTTGCTTTTTGTGAATTGATAGCCAACATATTTTCATAACTTCTTAAATGAAAACCATTGGCGTCTTCATAAAATACCATACCAGGAGCATTGTGATTTGCTGGTCTCGCCGCCTCTGCTATCATCTGTATAGCATTTAAAGGTCTTAATTTAGGTATAACATATTTGTGATTACTTCTTGTCTTTTCTAAAAACAATGGTTTTTTACTATCTAATTCTTGTCTAACAATATTAAATATAGCACCTTCTGATTTACCCTCGTATGCTCTTTTTACTTTTGTTTGTTCATTTCTAATTAATTCTTTACTACAAAAGTTTAGTATGTATTTTTGATTTCTAGCGGTATCACCTTGTCTATCTGTGATACTGTAAATGTAAACAGGTGAACCTGTTTCTCTTGTAAAGTCATACCCTCTAGAGCAACCAGGCGTAAACACTTTAAAATCTAATCTTTCAAAACCTGTTAAAGGTAAATGTGTAGTAATATTTTGTGAATCGTTAATAACAATGTTGCCTGTGATAACAGATTTATCTAGACCCTCATAGATATTAATTTCTAAAACATTATCAGAAATATCCATGAATACAGGAAATGTGGGTATTACCGACCTATAAGATAAAGCGAACACTCTACCTAATGTAAATTGTCCTGGATAATTTAATTTATCTCTATCAATTGAACCATACATAATCTACCTATTAATTAAATTTTCAAATTCATCAAGAAGTGAGTTTAAGAATTGTCTGTTTAATAATTTAATTCTTCTTTTTTTATCTTGTTCTCTTTCTTCGTACTGTCTATTTGTAACTGCCTCTGCACCTGATACTGTACTATTTACCTCTATTTTGTGTGAGTAATCTTCTGGACCATTTTGTGTTGTTTTTCCACTAGACTTTGTAATTTCATAATGATGTACGGCGTCTGCATTGTCATACTTGTCGTTAACAAATCTTTCAAAATCGGCGTCTGATAACGGCCAGCCATAATATCTATCTGTAATATTATTTGTCATTAAAATAACCCAATGTAATTCTGAATCACCAAAATGTTTAAATGCTGTTACCTCTGGTGTTTCACCATTAGGAACATAATAATGTTCGTATAAGGACGCCTCATCTAATATAGCATCCCTTATTTTTACTCTACGAAATAAATCAGTAACTAGTTTTTCGTTACCGTTATTTTTCATATCATAGATTAATTGTGGAAAATAATTAAAATACATTATTAGAATCCTTCTGCTATTGTTTCTTTTGTCATAATCTCTGTTTCAGCAAATGTCAAATCCATTTTTATGTGTGCCATAGGCGCACCTTGAGCGTCTGCTTTAAATGACTGTAATTGTTGTTCAGGCGCATAATCAAAAGTTGCACCTGTTAATATACATCTTGATATTCTTGGTATGTATGAGTTCTCTTTTGACCTGTACATATATTGCACCTGAAATTGTGATGGCACCAAAAATCTAAACTCAGTTGTCATTTCTGGCAACATATGAAATTTAAATAAGTTTATAATTTTATATACATCATCTTTTTCTTTTTCATTTCTAGGAATAAATTCATAATTAAATTCAAATTCTCTAAAAGGCACATCTTTAAATATTTGTGCCATCATAGGATTTTTTGATGTTCCTAAACCTAATGTTTGTATACCTGATACGGCGTCGCCTGTTACGGCGTCTGCAATACCTGTGGCCATATTTCTTAAACCTTCAAGACCTGCACCACCTAATCCTTTTAATTTTTCTATTGCACCATCTCCAGATAACCCCATAGCTATGGTACCTATTGTACCTAAACCTTGGTCGCCGGCATAGTTTGCTTTATAATTAAATTTCATTGCTGATGGTGGCGTGTACAACATAATTGTATCTGATATATGAGTATGTCTATCCATTGCTTTTGCTAAACCGCCATTTGGTCTTCTTATAACTCTCCTATCAGTTTCTTGTTGAATTTTTTTAACTGTGCCTCTTTTTACATTTGCACCTGTTGCCTTTGATACATTTTCATCTCTAGCATTTGGGTCAAAATCTTTTATGTTGATACCTTCAAATTCTTTTGTTTTAAATGCTGAATCTTTGTCCATTAAAATATCAAAAACCATATAATGACCTTCACCCATATTACCAATAGAAGATGGATACGCCACATTGCCGTAAGCATATGGGTTTTCTTTCATATGTGATAAAGCGTCAACATCATTTAACTCTAGTGGTGATTTATTTAATAGTTTAGCTGCTATTTTTGTGTTCTGTGCTTGACTTGTAACTGCTGAAGCTAAATTAGATAGTGTGCCACCTATGGCGCCACCAACACCACCTTGTAAGTTATTTTGAAGTGTACCAATAACACCTTTGATTTTGTTTGTAAATGCCATACTATTATTTATACGATAAATATGGATATGCAATCAAGTAAATATAGTAAAAACTACAAGGCACCATATAAGGGTAAGTTTAAACCTTCTAATCCTAAGAAATATGTTGGTAATCCAGCGAACATCATCTATCGTTCATCTTGGGAGAAAAAGTTTATGTTATATTGTGATACTAATCCAGACATTTTACAATGGGCAAGTGAAGAAATGGCGATACCATATTTTAATCCTATTGATAAAAGAGTTCACAAATATTATCCTGATTTTATTGTTAAGACGGCAAGTAAAACTGTTATGGTAGAAATCAAACCTAAAAAGTATCTATCTAAACCAAAATACAATCAGCGTAAAACCAAAAGATATTATACTGAAAGTTATAACTACATAAAAAATACTGCTAAATGGAAAGCTGCAAAAGAGTATTGTGAAGATAATAATATAGAGTTTAAAATATTTACTGAAAAAGAATTAAAGGTTTAAGATACTCCAAATTCTCTCATTCTATATGCCATTTCTAATGATTCTGGGTCATTAATATTTTTATTCATTGATACATTGCTTTGAGCATTTTGAACAATGTTACCACCTTTTACTATGTTTATAGGCGGTGTTAGACCAGCGTCAGCAGCTCTTTGTGTTGTTAAGTCGGCTAACATTTCTTTTTTTCTTTCTGTTTGCATTTCTTCATTTACTCTGCCTCTAACAAATCTAGAACCTTCATCAGCGACAGACCCACCTAATATTGCCTGTCTTGCTTTTGCAGCTTCAATATCTTTTTCTGAACCTGCCTCACCATCACTCAACATACCAGCTTTTTTCATATGATGTAATGGGTCTTCTTTTTCTGCTCTTTTTTCTTTTTCTGTTTTAAGTTTATCTATGTTAACACCAGGTATCATGTTTAACAAACTAATAACACCATTAAGTAAAGTTGTTATAACACTATCAATACCATCAAGAATTGCTTGACCTATGCCTTTTATATGTTCAAATAATTTAGGTGCGAACATAGCTATCGCCGCTATTGCACCTGTAATCGCAAGAGCTAATAATACATATGGGTTGGTTGCTATTGCCAATAAATTCATTGCTATGATACCTAAGAAAGATTTAGCAAGCATAGCACCTTGTTTCATTATCCCACCAAAACTTTTTCCAAGTTTAGGTAAAGTAGTTTTTGTAAATTTTCCAAATCCTTTTTTCAAAGGTTCTATAGCTTTCTTACCGAAGTCCATTGCTTTTATTTTTAATTTTTCAAATCCTTTTTTCAAAGGTTCAAAACCTTTCTTAGCGAAGTCCATTGCTTTTATTTTTAATTTTTCAA